TTCACGGCTGACTTTGGCTTAGAAGCCTTTGAAGTAGAGTGCGGCGACATCATATCCTTGACTATTGATCGCTATGGATTTTCCGCTAAAGACTTTGAAGTGGTGGGTTGGAAGTTCCGCAATGATGGTGATGCAGGTGATTTACGGATTGCACTAACTTTACGCGAAACATCATCTGCCGCATTTAGCTGGACGGCTGAAGAAAGTGACATAACAAGTAATGACACAACATTAACAAACCCTGCCGCAAACCTGTCAGTAAGCAATGTTACGGTCACTGACAAAGGTAACATTCAGGAAGACGGTACGTTTGTTGGTCAAGCCTTAGTTTCATGGACGGCAGCAACGAATAAGTTTCTGGAACACTATGAGGTTCAGTGGAAGGACGTTGATGAAACAGTCTATCAGCGTACCCAAATATCAGCTGATAATACGTCTGTAACGATTGGTCCGCTAGAAACTGGCACACAGTATAATGTTCGCGTAAGAGGCATGACCGTAAGCGGCATTCGTGGTTCTTTTGTCGCGGCTGAACCTTACACGCATGGCGGCGATAGCAGTGCGCCTTCGCCAGTGACGGGGCTTTCCGCTACAGGTGGCCCAAAGATTGTTACGCTAGATTGGACTGCTCCCACAACAGATAGTGATGCGTCAACCCTATATGATCTGAAGGGTTATAATGTCTACCGCAACACAAGTAATAGCCAACCCGCTACCCCAATCGCTTTTTCTGGATCAGACAAGTATGTTGATGGTGGCTTGGCAGCAAGCACTACATATTATTACTGGGTCACAGCGGTTGATTTTACTGGCAACGAAAGCACGGCGGTTGCATCTGGATCGGTAACAACTGACGCGCCTGTTAGCGGCGTTGACAGTGATACCAGAATTTACACTGGCAAGGTGTACTATCAGACGCTACAGGCATCATCGCCAAGCACGCCCAGTGCATCCAGCTTTAGTGAAAGCACACTTAGCTTTTCGGGCCTGACGTCTGGTTGGGCAGAAACGCAACCGCGTGTGGATGCAACAAGCACAAGTGTAAAAGAATGGTCATCAAAGTATAAAGTCGAATATGACGCTGATGATAACGAAACCATCACATTCTCGACGCCTGATGGTGCATTCCAGATCACAGATGACCTAGAAAGCGACAACTATGTTTCTGGGTCGTCTGGTTGGCGTATTGAGCGTGATACTGGCAATGCTGAGTTTCAGAATGCCACCATCCGTGGGACGCTGAATGCTAGTGATATATCGGCGGGGACGATTAGTGTAGCACGATTGCCTGGGCTTACTTTTGCAGATGTGGTTACTGGTGGTGATACAAGCCGATTTGATGCTAATTCGACAGCCGACTCCACTGCGGCTATTCGTTCAGCACTTGGTTATGGCGCACAGACTATGTACCGTTACAATAACTATGCTTCTCTTTCGGGTATAGTAGCAGGTTCAACTTTGATCGGAACCGCCACTCTTACTATTGAAAAGAACTCTGGCAGCGATCCTAGTGGTATGAATACTTGTTATTTCGTGCTGTATGATGGCTCAACAGTGGTAACGTCACCGTGTACCAATACAGTTATAACTGGTTCGGTTACTTTGAATAACAGTAACAACACAGCCACCTTTACTGCGGCGTTAGCTATTGAGAGTGCGGTCTCTGGGACTGCAACAATGGGCTTTTACTTTAGCGGTGGTAGCCCCGATGAAGATGAAATGTCAGCGGATAGATATTCGTTTTCTGTAATTGAGTTTACCAAGTAGGGGCAGCAAGATGTATGTAACATATAACATTACAACAGGCGCAATTTCTGGTTGGTCTAATAAATCAAACACACCCGCTTCTGGTTATGCTGAAGTTCAATCAGATGATTACATAGATCAACTGCATTGGTACTACGATGCGGCCACAGATACATTCTCTGGCCCAACCGATGCAGAACAAGATACCTTCGACATGCAAGCGTTAAGGTCGCAAAGGGATGAATTACTGGCTCAGTCAGATTGGACGCAGGTTGCAGATGCACCTGTGGACGCTACTGCATGGGCCACGTATCGCCAAGCCTTACGTGACCTACCAGCAAATACAACAGACCCTGCCAATCCAACTTGGCCTACTAAACCATCATAAACGAGGATATTATGGGATACCAATTAGGAACACGAAGTAAACAAAAGCTGTCGGGTGTTCACCCCGATATGGTAGCAGTAGTATCACGGGCGATTGAGTTGTCTGAACAAGACTTCTCTGTGCTTGAGGGTATACGACACATCAATCGTCAAAGAGAACTAGTGAAGACAGGTAAGTCAACCACTATGAACTCACGGCATCTGACAGGACATGCAGTAGACTTAGTGCCTTATCCTGTGTCGTGGGACTGGGAATATTTTTACCCTATTGTAGACGCTATGAAAGCAGCAGCAGAAGAGTTAGGCATAGACATCACGTGTGGTGCAGACTGGAAGAATTTCCCTGATGGTCCACACTTTGAACTGTCTTGGAACTCGTACCCAGTAGAATAGGTCATCTGTAATGGAAATGATTGACCTTATCATGCAGTGGCTTGTTGCACCTGTTATAATCGTCGTATGGCATTTGTTTACCCGATGTACTAAACACGATACAGAAATAGCCGTACTTAAATCACAACTAGAGTCATCTAAAGTTTCCTACGACAGGGAAATGAAAGAGATGAAAGAAACCATTAAAGCAATATTCGTAAAACTCGACAGTATAGAACAATCACTGCGAGATAGGTAAATGGACCCAGTTACGATCATTTCTGGCGCAACAGTCGCCTTTAACGCCTTAAAGAAAGGCTTTGCAGTCGGAAAAGATTTGCAGGACATGTCTAGCCAATTAACCAAATGGGCAGGGCATATGTCTGATTTAGGTCAGGCTGAAAAACAAGTAAAGAACCCCCCTTGGTGGAAGACCCTTGGTGGTTCAGTAGAGGCCGAAAGTTTGGAAGTTTTTGCAGCCAAGCGAAAAGCAGAGGCCATGAGAAAAGAGTTGAAGGATTATATATCTTTCACGATGGGGCCATCAGCATGGGACGAACTAGTGGCTATTGAGGCAAAGATACGTAAGCAAAAGAAAGAACAAGAATACCGTAAGGCTGAGTTACAAGAAGCTATTATTACTTGGACTATTACAGGTACTCTGTTACTGACCTTCTTTGTTGGTCTTGGACTTATAATGTATATGGTAAGATAATGTGGTTTTTAATCTGGTTTCAACTTATGAATGGTGAACTTGACTACTATCAGGTAGGCAACACTTATTCATCACTAGAAGAGTGCAACAAAGAAAAAGAAATAGCCAGTGTTCTAGTGACAAGTAGAAATTCGGGGTTATTTTGTCTTGAGGCTTATAGAGAATAGTTTAGGTAAGTGGGTAGTTTTTGACAAAGACGGTAAAGTCGTCTTGATAACGAGTAACAAAAGAATAGCGGAGACTTTGATACATGGAAAAAGCAAAAGGACTACTAAAAGTAGCAAAAGAAAATAAGAAGTGGGTTATCTTAGGTGCATTCGGTGTACTCGTAGCAGGTGGACTTATCGGACTATGGTAGTAGACTTTGACGTAGATGGTGATGGTAAGATCACGCTAGAAGAAATAGCTATGAAAGAGCGTATGCTTGAAGTCGAGTTACGTGAAGAAAAAGCTGAGTCACAGAAGTTTATGGCTTGGGTAGCTATGGGTATGATGATCATCTTTACCATATTTCTATTCACACCTATGATGTCAGACTCACGTGTTAATGCTCTAGCTGATCTGCTAGGTCTATTCTACATTGCACAGACTGGTGTCGTTGCAGCTTACATGGGTGCTACAGCTTACATGGCTGGTAAGCCTATGGGTAATAAGGTGGCTATGAGCAAATGAGATGGATAATCCTAACACTATTCTTATCTAGTTGTGGACTAACTAGCCTAATTCCCACTGGTGGGACTAATGTTGCAGCTAACACACAAATAGGTAAAGAGAACAACCAAGGTGTTAATACATCTATTGATCGTAGTGTTAGGCCCGTCCTAAGACCAGAAGGTCCCGTAGAGACTGTACAACAGGACAACAGTACGACAAACATATCAGAGGTAGACCCCCTGCTACTTTTACTCTTAGTGCTTGGCTGGCTTGCTCCTAGCCCCTCAGAGATAGGTAGGGGAATACTTAAACTATTCCGACGAAGAAGAATAGAATACTAACCCCCAGATACTAAAGAACCCCCTAGGTTAATTCCTAGGGGGCTTTTTTGTGTCTACTCTTCTGATAGACCTAGTTTGTTCATGCACATAGCTGTACCTTCATACAGCATTTCTATGTCGGCCTCTGCTTTTGTAATCTTACGTAGGCAATATGCATTTGCCAGTAGACTAATCAGCAGGATACCTTCTATTACGGTCATTTACGCTCCTGTTGTTGTATTAGTGCTTCTAGGTACCATCGGGCTTTCTTTAAGTCCTCGACACCATTCTTGTATCGCCATCGGTGTAGATACTTAGCTACATTCCCACGGTAGTACCCTGTTAGTTCCTCGTCTGTCAGGA